ATGCTCCAGCATTTTGTGGAAATGGCAGATTCCGGTAAAATGGACGGTCCAACGCTCAAGAGTGGGACTAAGGCGCTCGTGAATTATATGCAAGAGCGTGCAATGGAATCAAAGGGCGGCAACCAGCCAGCGCAGGGCGGCGGAATCACCGTGACCGCTCCTAATGGCAAGGTCTATCCATTCAAAGATCAAGCATCAGCGGACGCCTTCAAGAAGGAAGCAGGGATTAAGTGAGCGCCTCAACTATAGATTATGATGCCCTCGCCGCAAAACATGGTGGCGCTGGTCCATCTGTGGATTATGATGCTTTGGCTGCGAAACATGGGGCATCGACGCCCGCTGGCGAAGGTCAGGGCTCAAGTCCAAACTATCCGGCTGGAACGCAGGTAGTCAATCCTACTCTTGGCCAGGTGGGAACCGGCGTTCTACGCGAAGGCGCGAACTTGCTTTCTGGTGCCCACGCCTTCGGACGCAAGGCACTCGAGATGATTCCAGGCGTGAGCGGCTCCCAATTCGATCAATCCATGCAACATCATCAGGGGCAACTGGACGAACTTGCTAAGCCTGCGAACATTGGCGAAGCGATGGGCAAGACGGGTGCCGAAATGGGGTCTTATCTTTTGCCATGGAAGGCTGAATCTGCCGCCGGCCACGCTGCGGAGGAATTGCCCTCTTTGCTACGTCCACTGGCCCGTGTCGGAACGTCTGCGGTGAGCAATGCCGCTATGAGCGGGATGAACCGGGAGAGCCCAGCCGTTGGCGGTGCACTTGGGGCTGGGGCGGGGATTCTTGGGGAAGGTGGAAGGATGCTGGCAAACCCGCTCATGCGCTCGGCTATCCCTGGAAACGTTGGTAAAGACACGGCGGCGGCGGTTCTGCAACACGCAACAGGAATTCGCCCTTCAACCGTACTAAAAGGCGTAGAGGGGAAGATCGGCGAGGCTGGACGGAATCTCGATGCAGCGGTAGCGGCGCATCCCAATGCTCGGCTTTCACTACAGCCGGCAGAGACACCCGTTCAAGCCGCGCTAGACATTGCAGGCCGTGAGCGGGTCCCCGGAGACACGGCGGAAGTTCAAAAGCTGATGGACTTTCTTCGCGGGGAAGGCGAATATGGACCAGCGCGGCCTCCCCTCTTGACGCCACAAGAAGCTCTTGACGCACGACGCGGATATGGCAAGAACTTTGTTTCCAATCGTCAATGGAAACAAGTTACGAACGATGCACCACAAGCGGCGGCTAAACAAGGATATGGTGCGATCACAGGCGAATTGCATGCGAAGGTTCCGGGAACTACGGAAGCGGACGATCTGATTCATAATCTAATTCCCGCACAGTCCGGCCTCAGAACCCTTGTGCACAACGATCCTTCCGTAGCGGGAAACGTCATGGGAAGAGTGGGAGCACGAACCGGAGCATTGACGAGTGCGGCGATGGGCGCGGCTGGCGGGGCGAGAACGGCTGGCATTCCAGGGATGATTGCCGGCGGCGCGGCTGGTCTGATCGCTCCGGAGATTATGAGCGCTCCTGCTGCTAAAATAGCTATGGCGAGAGCGATGTATTCGCCTGCCACGGCGCGGGTGGGACGTGCTATCGTGACCCCAGCAATACAGGCATTGATTGATAATCTCAGACAGCAACGCAGAGAAGGGCAAGGACAATGAGGCAGAGAGAACTAAAGATCGTGGACCGGGGCCAATCCTTTTCCTGCCAGACTTCGACGACGGGAAGAATGATCGCCAGACTTGTGCAGATTGTTGCGATGATAATGAGCATCTGTTTTGTTGTTCCCTCTCCAAAAGTATACGCTCAGGCGGCCCGTGTGGATATCCCCCTGCTGACTTCCGGGCCGAGCGTTCCGATAACCGGCGGTCCTCTTCCGCAGGCGCTTTGGGTATCAAACTCGCTTGTCTATGTTTGCGCACATCCATCGGCTACGCTGGCCGCTTGCCAAGCATCACTTATCACTACTTACACGGATTCGACAGAAGGAACGGCTTGCCCGTCGGCTACGCAGATGGTGCAGCTTCCTGGAAATACTTGCACGGCTTCATCTGGAACGACGGCAAACGTGGGCTTCTGGTATGGGGGAGGAATTTTCGATTATTGGGTTGTGTCGAGTTATGGGAGCTATGGACCTTATTCTTACAATCCTCCTTCCCCCTCTAATGGTGATTGCGCTATTACCGGTTGCACTTTTACGGGGCCTCTTGGCTTTACCGGGGGAGGAACGGCAGCAACCACGCTAGCTAACCTAGGAGGATTTCCTATCACAGGAGGCACGCTGACAGGGCCGCTCACCGCCCCATCTGTCACCACCAGTCTACTCAACAACATTGTGGCCATTCCCGCGTGTGGGGGTGTGGATGACGATGCGGCGCTTACCACAGCATTCAGTGCCGCATACTTTAACAACGTGGTCATGTTCCCAGCGCATTCTACTTGCGTCTACAGCGGGGTGTGGTCAGTCAATACGGGAGTCCAATACGATCTGAATGGCTCTACGATCAAGATGACTGGGACCGGAGGGGGTACCTGCTCAGAAGGCGTGAACGGTCTACTGCAATTCACGGGAAGCGGATTCACAAACGCTGTCATTCACAACGGCACGCTGGAGGCGATGAACGCAAGCGCAGGTTGTATTGTGAACATCGGCGCGGCCGGGGCGGGATTTGCCAACCGTATTGAAGTGAAGAATATCAACTTCTCCACAGCTTCAGGTGTGACTCTTCCGCAGGCAATCTATGTCTCCAACGCTGGGAATTTTTACATCCACGATAACATCTTTACCTCAAGTTTCAACTATGACATTGACAGTCCCGACGCGGCTGCGCAAAACAACGGATTCGAGATCAGCGGCAACAATTTCCAAACCTTAAACACTATAAGCAACTATCAGGTCAACCTGACAAATGCTCAGACCGGTCACATCCATGACAACGTGTTTGAATCGGGGCCGAACGGGATCAAAGCAAATGGCGTGATCAACGGCTTGGATATTGGCATCAACTGGTTTGGCGATCCGTCGGGAGTAGGAACGTCGATCTACACGGGCACCAGTGGCTCGGCAGTCCACATCCATGACAACTTTATCTATAGCTCTGGAACGGGGTCAGTAGGCATACAAGACAACAGCCAGGAGAGCACGGTAGAAAACAATTACATCACTCTGGCTGATACCTGTATCTCCACGAACTCCGCCGCGCCCCAAGTGACGGTGATCGGCAACAAGTGCCTATCGTTTGGATCGACAGGACTTAAGGCAAACGCGCCAAACATGGTAATTCAAAATAACCTATGGTCTGGTCTTAACGCAAGCAGCATTGGCGTGGATAGTGAAGCACAGGATCAGACCATAGGGCCGAATCAGTATTACGTCCCCGGAAGCGGCTCAGTCACAATCAATTGCGGATCAACATACGACATCCTGATGGAGTCGGGAGCCAATGTGCCAACCGCGTGCAAGACGCTGAGTTTGCACAACACCTCACTTGCTCCAGGCAACGCCGCAATCTTCCCCGATGGAATTACCACCACAAGTTGCGTAGGTTGTAGCAGCGGCTTCACCCTCACCACCCTAGGCACCAGCGGCGCAGCGACCCTGACTGGCACGGTACTGAATATCCCAATTTATGCTCCAACCACAGCACAGGTCCAATCCGCAATCAATGGACAGGCGATTACGCCGAGTACCGTAGCGGCTGGCACTACAAACGCCGCCGTTCTTGCGGATTCCTGTCCTGCCGTGCTTATATCATCCCAAATATGCGTTAAAGCAGATCCATTTAACGCCAGCGGATTTCGGGCTATCTCACAAGCCACTGCCGTTGTTACATCGGGAGCGACTTCGATGACGCTTCTTTCGGTCATCGGCTTTTCAGTTGGACAGACTATGCGTATCAATGCAGCGGCCACGACTAGATACATTCAGTCGGTGACAATCACGGGAATTACAGGGAACCTGGTCAGTTTTACCCCTGCCACTCAAGTTACTACTGGAAGTGCACCCGTGGTATGGACAGATGGAGACACAAGCACCGTGGGCACAACCTCGGCAGGAAGTTCTATGGTGGTGGCAAACGCCACTACCTATTCGATAGGTCAGGGGGTGTTCATTGCCGGGGCAGGAATTTCCGGCGCGGATTATATCGGCAAAATTGTGGGAGTTTCCTCAAATACGATTGCTCTTTCACCAGCCACATCCACGTCAATAAGTACAGGCGCACTCGTTCGTCACGACGATACGGCAGCATTCCAAGCTGCTATAAATCTTGCAACTGTTACCAATCCTCGTATCAACATTGTGGTTCCAGATGGTCATTACAATTGGAACGGCCCCGCACAAACGACTTCTTCTGGGTCTTCATTAACTGCAATTGTTACCCTTCCATCCAGCCCGTATCTACCCTATATAGAAACCGGAGGATCAACCGTGTCTCCGACTGTAGTGAACATCGAAGGACAAGCACAGCCCTCGGTGGGCAGTCTTTACGGGCCAGTAATTCAAAGTGATCGTACTGGCACTACCATGCTTTCTGGAGATTCGGAGGGAGCCTACTTAAACTACACAAACGTCGAAGTCAACCTAAAGGATTTAATTTTCAGGACTTATGATAATCCAAATGTGTCTGCTATAAATTTAGGGTTAGTGGCTCGTGCTAGTGTGACCAACTTAGTTATCGACACCGGACTTCCGGCGACGTGCGGGTATTCCGGTGTCACAAGCTGCATAGTGACCATGCCTACATACTCTAACTCCGTTGGCTTGAATATGCCGGGGACGGATAACGAGGGTGATGATGTTCTAAGTGCTTCCTTTGTAACTGGATACTTTACTGATCAAATCTTAGGGGAGCATACCGACGTTATTGGGGGTGCTTGGTCCGCTTTTGCTGCTAACTGCTACGCAACGTCTGCCGGTGTCCATCCTATTTACGCGGACAGGCTAGAGGCGGAAAATTGTACTACTGGCATCATTTCGCTCAGCAGTACGCCTGTTGCCTTAATTGTTGATACGTTTGGACAGCAAAGTGTACAGTACCTCATCAATGACCCGAATAACACACTGCGCGGTCAAGTGACCTATGGCGAGGCAACAATACCTTTGCCCCCAAGTGTTGGCGCGAAAGGTATTACAATAAATATCTCTTCCTATCTTCCGCCTAGTTCTGTAACTCCATCAAGTCTGGCTGGGTTGGCGTGGTGGTTCAAAGCCGATACACTGTTGTCCTCCTTGGCGAATGGGGCATCTGTAAATTACTGGCCCGATTCTTCAGGGAATAAATATCTTGCTTCGCTTGCGATTGGATCAACGGCCCCAACCTTTAATACTTCCGCCCTCAACGGCTATCCAGCGGTTGTGTTTGCTGGTCTAGGTGCAATGAGTATTAACGATAGATACTTTAACCCGTTCGCAGGAACGCTGTTTGTGGTTTACAAAGCAAGCACATTCACTAACTACCAAAGCGTAGTGAGCGGAAATACCGTCTGCTGCAACTTTGCGTTACAGTTTGGCTCTGCGGCGGAAGCAAACCTAGTCAATGCTCAGTCGGCAAGCCTTCTTACAGGTACGGCAACGTGGAGCACCGGGACTTGGTACCAGATGAATGGGAGTTTTGAAACCTATCCCGCAACGGCCACTCTAAACCTAGGAGCCATCACCAGCGCGACCGTATCTTCTGATGGAAGCGGGACCGTTTCGTTCATAGCCAGTCAGCCAATCAACTGCATAGGGGGGCAATCTTCAAATTGTTCATTGCAATTGCTGAATGGTGCTTTAGCGGAGTTGTTTTATTTTGACCGCGCTCTGTCAAGTGACGAAGTGAAGGCCATGCAGACGTACCTTTATCAGAAATACGGGGTTTTAGCAAACCAGATTTAGGAACTCCGATCGTGGGCGCTACGGTGCCTGAGGAGCTTGGTAAGGGGGCATGATGCCAGACAGAGGGAGGAATTTATGGACGATGAAATCAGAGCGCGTTTTCTCGATATGCTTGCGTTGATCGGCGAATCGTTCAATCGCATGGAAATGGTCTTGAGGTGCAATGGCAGTGAAGAATCGAAGCTGGCGGTTCTAAAGGAGATTTCCGCCTCGCAGGATCACATCAAATCTGCTTCGGAACTTTTGGTGCCGCCTCGTCGTTAGTTAAACTTTGGAAGTGATGAGCGGCTGGATGCTAGGGCCAAGAAAGAGGGTACAGTAGATGGCAGAATCTACGACAGCGGAATTAGCAAGAGAAGCACGCGAGGCATCTGCTGCGCGGATGCTCCAGATTGAAAGAACAATCGAGGGCATTCGCAACACGATCAATGAGCATGGGGCAACGCTCGCCGAGATTAAGGCCAACACTTCTCCGCTGCCGGAATTGCACCGCCGTCTACGCGAAAATGAAAACTCAACAAGCAGCCTATGGACAGTGCTTAAGGTCACATGGGCTGTGATTTTGGCGATTTTTGGCGCAACATGGATATGGGTTAAGCACTGAGGGTAAAATGAAACCGAGACCGCCTCACGATCCTCCGCAACCTGACGATCTCTAAGAAAAGGAAACATCATGATGCAAGTTCCGCAGCAAGCGTGGGCTATTCTGATTCTGGTTCTGGGGGTGCTTTGTGCAATCGTTGGGTTCGTTCTTCCGGGAGATGTTGTCTCGCGTCAAGCCATGTTCACCGCAGCCAACAGCCTTATCAGCGGAGGCCTGGGAGCCTTTGCCGGCCATCTTGCTAGCACCAGCAACTCCACCGGCCCCAACGCTACCATCAACAACCCTGGCGCCACCTTTCCCGATGGATCCAACAAGTAACAAGTTGGTTACCAAAGATTCTCCGCCGATAGTGCCGCTGGCGAGTGCGCCCGGTCTAGACTTGATTCAGAACGATCCCGCGCCGCATCAGGTAATCAACCTCGATCCAACCCGCCCAATGGGCACACTCGCAAGCGCCAAGGAGGCGCAGACCATGTTCAGTTTCAGCAACCTCGTCAAAGACGTTACATCCTTCGCCAGTTCGTTTGAAAAGGAACTGGCCAAACTGTGGGGAAAGGCCCCATCCATCGCTGCCGTAGCCTCCACGATCCTTGAGTTCGTCGCCCCGATCATCGAGACGGCATTCACTATCGAAGCGGGAGCCACCGCCGGAACTGCTGTCACCAACCTGCTTAACACCATCGAGCAGAAGATGGTCGCGGCTAAGGGACTGATTACAGCTATCGGCGTGACCCCGACATTCGCCAGCGTGATTACCGGCATCGAGTCCGATCTGACGGACCTGAATGCGTTGGGTGGATTCAAGGGAGCCGGAACACAGGCCAATATCAGCCTGGTGCTCAAGGAAATCCAGGCGCTTCTGGGCGCGCTGCCTACAACGACTTCCCCGGTTGCCTAGAGCCATGTACACTGCAATCAAAGTCGCAATCGCCGCGGGAGCCATCACTCTCGCGGCGCTTACCGTCTGGGGTTGTTTTGGGCTCAATCATGCTGCAATTATTGCGTTGGATAAGTGGGGAAACGCTGCGCCTGACCTGAAACCAACACTGGACGCCATCAGTGGGCCGCGCGGGACGCTCCACGAGGTCAACAAGGCGGCGGTGAAGATCGGTGATGCCATCGTCCAGACGCAGCTTGTCGAACGCGCCACGACGCCTCACATCACTGCGGCGATGGACCAGTTCGGGGCGGCGGCAGTACATCTGAGTGGGGCTGCTGATTCTCTCAAAGGAACCGCAGACACAGCGGCAGGGACGTTCACAGCGGCCACAGGAGCCATTCAGACGCTCACAATAGATGCTCAGACGGCCAACGACCTGCTGGTGCAATTGAAGCCCCTCATAGCCAGCTACACTGCCACTGGCAATGACTTGGACATCACCATCAAAACCGCCAACGGCATCATGGCAAGCCAGAATGTCACGATTATGCTGGCGAACGGTGCGCAGTTCACGACCACGGCAGTTCAGCTTGAGCAGAAGTTAGCTCAATGCACGCTACACCCTACGCTACCTTGTGTTTTGAAGAGTGATATTCTCTTTGGGGCCCAGGTAGGCGGCTATCTTTTGAGATGAGGACTGAATGGCGAATTTCGCAACAGCACTGGCTTGGACTCTCGACAACTGGGAAGACCCCACTCACGAATACAGGATCACGCCTGATGCGCCCCCGGGTGCCTTCGCTATTGCGGGCGTGAACTCCGTAGAGAACCCAGTCGCCTACCATCTGATCGCAGCCGCCGAACAGGATGAGCGTGCGCCGCTGGTAGCAAACTTCTACCAGAATGCGTTCTGGAACCAATGGCTGGAGCAGTTGACATCGGACGACCTAGCCAAGCGCGTGTTCGACGCTGCGGTGAACATGGGTTCGGTAACAGCTAACAGGATTCTCCAGAAAGCGGCAGGGTGCCCACAGGATGGGTTTCCCGGTGCTGTCACTCTCAACGCGGTCAACAGGGCGGGAGATACGCTCGTCTTGGCGTTCCAGAACGCCCGTGCTGACCACTACCGTGCCATTGTTGCCGCACAGCCGCAGGACGCAAAGTACTTGGCTGGCTGGCTAACAAGAGCTTTGAAGTAAAATCCACTCAAAAAGGAGGATGTGCGAAGTCCAGAGCGGGAGGCCTTTCGGGGCCTCCTTTTATTGTGCTGGTCCGCTAACTTGCGTGTGCCTTTTGGCATCTACTCGCTTCTCCTGCAATGTGCTCCCTCCCTGCGGGATGTACATCGAAATGCAGCCGTGCCCGTCTACCTCACACGCTGCACTGCGGACTATGAACGTCTCGCCGTCGATCACGATGGGATCTGGGCAGATGCAAACCGGCTTGGCTGCGTGCAGTCTTGGTATCCGTTCCTTGTGTACTATCATTGCATCGTTGCTCATTTTACTTTCTCCAACCCTTCGTCAATGCTGGTTACGCGGTAGTATTTGTGGCCGATAGATTCGACTCGCTCCTTGAACGCTGCCTGATTATCGATCTGCTCCCGGTTTGTGTGTCCATGGGGGTGCTTTGTCTCTAACCACACAACACGCCCACGCGGAAAGCAAAGAATATCGGCGGTTCCTGCTTCATGCAACTGCATCCACCCACCGCGCACCTTGACCTTACCAGAGTTCATACGCAGAACAAGAATCCCCATCTGGCGGATCATGCTCACAAGCGGTCCGGTAATCTCTTGTGTCTCGCTCACCTATTCCCCCCTTTCTTTCGGTGAATAGTTCTGTTGAGAACCCTTGAGAAAATTGCACCTGCGATGCACTGCTTGGATATTCTCTTGCCGGTCATCACGTTCCAATGATCGGGGCCGGATGTGGTCTGCTTCACATTCTTCCCACGAAACATACCTACCGCATATTGCACAGAGTTCACCTTGCGCTAACCATGCAATCCGCTTTCGGCTACGATATATCTCCCGTCCAGCCGCCGTGAGCATATTGATTCTCTCGCGCCCATCATCCAGCACCCGCACCGCTACCGGCTCCCGCTTGTCCTTCGCATCAGGAAACGGCTTGCGGCGGATGCGTGCGCTCTTCTTCGGGATCGGCACTGTGCTGCGCGGTAATGGCTTGCGTGGTTTCATGCTGGAATCTCCAATATGCGTTCAGCGTAATCAACTACACAGCGGGAGAGTTCAGAGGGAATTTCAGCTACTTTGGCGGCTCCTCTTTTCTTGCTGTACCCATTTTCATCACAGCAATAATCTTTGCCCTGTCCATATCGATATTCCCTTATCGTTGATCTGGGAACCCCTGGTTTGGCTACACTTCCCCCCATATCTGCACCTTTTTTTATTCCCTGATTCAACAATATCGGAACAGCGCTTCCCCATAAATAGAACGGTCCACAGTGATTAACAGCATTTCCCACGAACGCCTGAGCTGCTCTCACGTTCTCCATGATGTACGGCAACCCAGACGCTTCGCAAATCTCCCGCGTATGATTGAATAGCTTCATCCCTAATGTAGGATATGGCGGGTTAGGGTGGAAGCACTTCATCCCGTGGACCGAGAACTGTTCGCAAGGCGATGATGCGCAGATGAAGTCAAACCCCTGCTCTTTTATCCACTCTGGCGTGATGGTAAGAACGTCCATGAGCCGATAATCCACGCCGGCCGGAATATCCATCGTGGGCAAGGTGAGATCAACCGCAACTACTTCCCAGCCGCGCTCAAGGAACGCCTTAGACCATCCGAGCCTTCCTGCAAATAAATCCAGTAGCTTCATCGTGAAACCCCCAAGATCAACCGTCTTGCAGAATCGTCCCTGCACCAGAATAACTGCCAGATTAAATCAATTGTGAGCAACTTACTCTGCCGCTCGCTCAGCCCATAATGGATCACCAGCCGATTGCGAATTGTGTCGTATCGCCTCATGCTTTCTGCTCCTCAAGCCAATTCTCATACCGCACCGCGTTCTCGCTGATATACGTCTCAGCGATGTACTCGATTGCCTCTGGCTGTGTCTTTGCGTCCAGGGCAAGCGCCATCGCGATCGCCACATCAAACCGGCTTTTCCCATCCTTGGGCAGCATCACCGGCTCAGCATGTTCGAGCTTCTGGTGATGATTTTCGTTTAGGTAGTCAAGCAAACCCCTCTTGGTGGATGTCTGCGCGGTCTGCAACACGTCCGGCTTAGTGCGCACCTTCTCCGACACGCTGGGGCTGGAGAGCAGCATCAGATTCGATACGCTGATCTTGTTGATCGTCTCTATCGGAACGCCGGCCAGGGACTCATCAGCCGCCTTCGCTGCCTTGGCGTAGCGTGGCTGGTCAGGAAAGAAGCACTCTGTCCAGCGGTCAAGCGACTTGAACGGGCGGTCCATCTCCGGGTCTACATCGTCTTTCCACGTCTCCAACTCTCGCACCATCCGAAAGCATTGCAGGCGAACGTGGAATATCGTGTCTAGCGCGTGTTCCTCAGCACCCACCAGCGAGGTCAGAATGGCCTTCAGGCGCGTTCCTGCTTCGGGTCTGCCCAATTGCCTTATGGCCTGAAAATCAGGAGTGCAGAGCGTGGGGTGCAACGTTGCACCTGTGACTAGATCGTTCACTCGGCAATCTCCCAGTCTTCGGCGAGAAGGTCTGAATCGTCGAGGTGGTAAGGGTATAGACCCCCGCCTTTGCCTGTATCGAAGCATATTTCCCCGTTGACGAGCAATAACGGGTGCAAGGCATTTCCGCCAGTGATCTTTTTTCCTTCCTGCATCCACTTTGCTGCTTGCTTAATGTCGCTCATGCCTTCACCCCGCGAATCTCCGCACACATTTTCTTCCATGCTCCATAGGGTCCAATATGGAGCGTTCCATCAGGATGCCGCCAAACGCTCTGATTGACAGGAGTCCAGCCAGCCGCAAGCAACTGGATGCGCATCTGCTCTGGAGGAGTTTCCTTGCAATCATCCACTACGTCTAGCAGCATACGGCGAACTCTTTTCGTGTCTTTCATGCCTCTACTCCGGTAGGAAATGGCGATGGATGCTCATCTTCAGGGTTTGGTTCATCCTCTAACATCATTTGAACTGCCAAGCATAACCCAACTAGGAAATCCCTTTGGGCCGCAGGATTGCGCGATCCTTTAACTAATTCAAGGGCGTCGCCAGCCATTATCTCGGTAGACAATTCCACAGTTCCTCCACACCGTACTCCCGTATTATCCTCTGCAATTCCCGTTCCTTGTCCCGTCGTATCTTCTCTTCGGGATATAGTTTGTCTCTCAGCGCACGGCCCTTGACAGCGATATTACGCTCCACCGCCCGCCAATAGTTTCGCTTCTCGGGGATGACGGCCTGAGCCATGATTGCGAGTCCGTGCTGGTGCCCCAAGAGCTTGAGTCGATCCTCATCTCTGCGCCGCTGCTCCCACTCGGCATTTGGTTTAAATTCATTCAGCGCCAGGTCTCGTACCTTAAGCCCTAGCGCTGCAAGAATGTCTTCCCGTGTGCAGCCCGTGAAACAGTGGACCCTCACCCAACCGTCATCGCTTTGCCATACACTCAGGCTTCGATTGCGGTCTCCATTGTGATGCATAGTGGTGCACGGACAACGGCACATCCAGCGCCTGCCTGCCTTCTTGCCGTGGAGTTGTCTTGCCAGTTCAGATGCGGTCATTGCTCAAAGTTGAATACCTCCTGGCTCAGGCGCTTGGCCGCGATTTCGCAGTATCGTTCCTCGATCTCGATGCCGATTGCCTTGCGGCCTAGATTCTTCGCTGCTACCAGCGTTGTGCCGCTGCCCATGAAGGGGTCGAGTACCATATCCCCGACATTGGCATGGATGATGGTCCGCATAAGGTTCTCGGGCTTCTGGGTGGCGTGAAGATCGTTCCCTGTGCGCTCCGCGAAGATCACGTCAGGGATTCTCTTTATGAACTCGTGGTCGGACTGAGGGTAGAAGCAACACGCCTCCCACTGTCTGCCGTGCTCGTGCTTAAGGTCGCCCATGCTCCAGTTGTTCTTGATCCAAGCAAGCACGCTCTGGGGTTTGGGCATGTCTGATAGGTTATCCCAACGGCAAAATACATAGGCTGCACGGGTCGCTGCCGCTATCGCCATGTTTATCAGGTCGAGAGGAAGGAATGCGTCTCCAGCTATCGCATCGTGCTTTACGATGCGATAGCATGACCTAAAGTTCATGCCATAAGGGGGATCGGTAACCACAAGGTCTGCCTGCAGCGTGGGCAGAATCTCGCGGCAGTCGCCAAGCCAGATTTGAATCCCGGCATGTTCGTAATATGGCGTCATTTCCCTACCAGCCTATACCTGCAAGTGTGCGAGTGCGGCAACCGCTCCGTGAGAATCTGGTGCGCACCGTACTTGTCCAGCCGCAGGTCACGTATCCGGCTGCAAATCGTGGAGTCCGCTACCCACCGGCCCGTCAGTGCCTCGATGCGCTGCCGTAGCGTGTAGGGCGTATGCCAGGCGTGATGCTCTCTCAGGAGGCTAAGCACTTCGCCATTGAGGGCGGTCGGGTCTAGCTCGGTGTCGTTGCTCATGGCTTCACCACCTTCGCAGGCAGCAGCCACGCCACTTGCCGCTTGATCCACGACTTCTGGTACTTCGAGAGTTTGCGATATTTCCGCCGAGTGCCATCGACTGTACGAGCGCGGCCGAACATTTGCGCATACTTCTCCAATTTCTGCTTCTTGCTCGGATCGTCAACTCTCACATCTCCGCCGCGAACTCCCGTGGGAAGGTGTGTAACTGCCATCCATTCCTTGTCTACACTGGGCTTGCGTGTGCCATATTGTGGAGGCGGAGTTAATCCCCATAAACCGACAATCATGAATACTGGCCATTTCGTACGACCATAAGGGATTTCGATTACGCAAGTTCCAACCTGCTCCAGATCACCTATTCTCAGTTTTTTCATGTCCTCTCCCTTTCTTCTTCAGGTCCAGAAGCGCAAACAGTGACATTTGCGGCTCTGCGGTCCCTTCTGGAATTTCCTGCACCCTCACAAACTTCTTCTCTGGGATCGCTTCATCCGCCTGGTACGCTTCCAAGTTTTCGTAAGCCTTGACCTCCACGAAAGTGCATTTGTCCCGGATGTGCTGCCGTAGATAGCTGCTTGCCATGCGAGTTGTTTGGAGGCAATCGGCGCTATGCTGCGGCACTCCCTCGTAGATGTAGCGCGCCTTGTCGTATCGCACAGCCAGGTATCCAGTGCCATCTCCCATCGGAGAGAATCGCATCCCGCGCATGGGATTCTTGACAGGTACCCAGTTTCCGTCCGGCGTTCGTCTTTGATCTGTTACGGGTATCCATCCCATCACGGCACCAACTCTTCAAAGACAATGTTCTGTTGCGTCTTGTATCCCATATCCGCTTCCCTCTTCAACGCCTTCGTCATCCCTGTGTGGTCGAGAAATGTCCAATACAAATGCTGCCAGTCTCCATCGGCCTCTGGCGGAAACGGCTCTTTCGGCGGCTGCTTTGCTTCCCACTTCGCCGCACCTGCAGTAAATGCACTCTGTGCCCTCTGCGGCGTTCTGACGGGCGGTTTGGTCCACTGGCATACATGGAGGGTTTCGCCTGCATAGAGACGCCATTTGCCGTCCGTCTGGACCCATCGTAGGCCGTCTCTCTTGCATCGCTTACACTGACTCATGGAACCTCTATCGTTATCGCGACGGTGCCTACACCCCGACCTTCGGCCCGGTCGATCCATCCATCTCGTACCAGACAAACTCGCCGATCTCGCCGATTGGAAAATGCGCCCCGCATGTTGTGCAGAATGTGCCAGTGTAGAAATGCGGGTCACGCGCATACGTCTCCGCAATGGATCGGGCCATCGTAGTGATCTTGCCGCACTTCAGATGCCGATAGGCATCACGGTAAGGCCGAACAAAACCCTTGCTACGCTCATTGGCACTCAGCACGACATAATCAACCTGTTGACCGTCACCCCGATCTGTCATGTGGCTGTTGTCATCAGGAACAGGAGCGCCAGTCGTTAGGACGCGCTTGGAGCGGTCAACGGGGACGCTCTCGGCCTCTTTCCTATGCTTCTCCTGTAGTTCGCTTGCTGCCTCACTCGCCTTCTTCAAGAGCAACGAAGCCAAGTTCTGCGCTTGCGAAACAGAGAATACGATGTGACCAACACCGTTCTCGTCTGGCATCAGATCAGGGTGATTGACGACGACTTCGCCAGCACCGTTCGTGCCAACTTCTAGGATTCCTTGGGCTACTTCCGTCATGATGATTTCCTCTCTTTCGTTAGGTACTCAAGCGCCAGCGACGATATTGCATCTCGTAGGGTTGCGGGGCAGCTTGCACTGCCCCTAGATTGAATTATTCGCCGTAGCCGGAGCCGTAGCCGTAGCCGTAGCCGTAGCCGGAGCCGTAGCCGTAGCCGGAGCCGTAGCCGTAGCCGTAGCCGTAGCCGGAGCCGTAGCCGTCGCCGTCGCCGTAGCCGGAGCCGTCGCCGTCGCCGTCGCCGTAGCCGGAGCCGTAGCCGTCGCCGTCGCCGGAGCCGGAGCCGTAGCCGTCGCCGTCGCCGTCGCCGTAGCCGGAGCCGTAGCCGTCGCCGTAGCCGGAGCCGTAGCCGTCGCCGGAGCCGGAGCCGTAGCCGTCGCCGTAGCCGTCGCCGTAGCCGGAGCCGTAGCCGTCGCCGTAGCCGGAGCCGTAGCCGTAGCCGTAGCCGGAGCCGTAGCCGTCGCCGTAGCCGTAGCCGTAGCCGTAGCCGGAGCCGTAGCCGTCGCCGGAGCCGTAGCCTAGTTTCGCCATACCGGAACATCCTTGATTGAGGTCTCCGCTTTCGGAGTTACATCAAGAATTTCAATGGCTTCGGTGAGCGTGACCGATGGAACGGCTACAGGAAACTTGCATTCCACTGGTTTCGATGTTCCATCCACAGCAAGCTGCGATAGCGATGCGGCTCCGGACCAATACCACAGACGACGCGCATCAGAGAGTTGTACTTCCTTCCCATCACGGGAAACGAGCGTACCGGCAAAGACTCCGGCGCTATGTGTACGAACGATTACGTACTTCTTCTTCGAGACTGGCATTTCAATTCCCTTCTTGGTTGACTACTTCAGTTCGTCCACGGCCTTCGCCACGATGCGCGTCAGGAACTTGCTGTCGTCCAGGTCGTGCGCGTCGATGTAGGCTGTGAGTTTGTCCCATGATGCTTGCGGGATATGCACGTACCGGCCGACAAATCCCGGCTTCGTGCGCGTCTTCTTTGCTGCTGTTGCTTCAGGCATTGCTTCTCTCCTTGGGTGAATCAGAACGGTTCTAGTACGTGATGGTGACGTAAGGGATCAGGCCCTTGGCGATGGCAATGAGCAAGTCTTGAGCGCGGTCCATTGGAATGTCGAGTGCAATAATTGCGCCTAGAGCCTCATTGTCGATCTTGAGCCGATGTGCTTTGTTTTTGGCGCGAGTTTCGGCGGCAATCCGCTCCTCGCGCTGTTCGTCTTCAATCCTGAGACGCTCCTTCGCAACCGCCGCTATGCGCTCAATATCGGCCCTTTTTAAGGCTTCTTGTGTCCGCTGTTCGGATTCGATCTGGTCAGCCTTTGCCTTGGCTTCCGCCGCTGCCGCCCGTTGCTCTGCGGCCGCTACTGATTCTGCGGCTTCCCGCTCGGCGCGTTCCTTCGCTGCGTGTTCGATAGCCGCAAGCCGGTCCTGCTCTGCGCGTTCTGCAGCCTCTGCGCGTAGCTTGGCAAGTTCGGCGAGTTGAGCCTCGGCTACCTTGCGCCGCTCCAATTCAGGCTTGAGTACGCGGAGGGATGCGGCAATAGCGCTCTCGGCTCCCACCTTGTACTCCTGCATAGTTGAAAGGTCGAAGGATTCCAGTTCGGTAATCTCTGCTGTCAGCGTTGGAATGTCGGTATGGAAGTTCTGCGCGAACCCCGCCATCCACGCCACAATACCGGCCAGATTTGCCTTTCGTGTCTCTTCCTCCTGCTCCCACGCGGTCAGCGGTTGGAGAACTTCATCTTCGATGCCGCCGACGAGCAGCACCAGGCGGCGCTTCTCTGAGTCGATAGCCGCGATCTTCCGCTTTGTCGCCCCGGTCAGTTCCTTCGCCCGCGCTTCGATTCCTGTGCGGAGCTTCTGGAGTGGACGCGCAAACCGTTTCAGTTCGGTGCGGGCCTTCTCGGTGGATATGTCGTACTTCTTCGCTTCAGTGAGGTACCAATCGCGTCCGGCTGCAAGCTGCGCATCGGTCACTGCGCCGGGAGTGAAAAGCAGATCATCGGCCATCGTGTCGATGATGGAGAGTGATGTACTGGGCGACGGTCGGTCGCCATTCGTATCCTCTTGGACCGCCTGGGTATTTAACGCCACACCAGCAGACGGAATCCGAGGGTCCGCTTCTACCTTCAAGAATGGGTACAAGTCTGGCCTGCTCTTGATGTTCTTGGCGAAGAATAAGCCGATGGATTCTGCCGCAAGAAACTCCGCATGAAGTTCCGGCGTAATGTTCTTGTAGTGGTACTCGCTTCCCGGTTCGCCCGCCGCTACCTGCTTCCTGTTGGGTGGGAATTTTATGCCAAGCGGATACTCTGCCCGGCTCTCATAGCCGATCTCACTGATTTGCGAGGAATCGACCTTCTGCCACTGCATCCCTTCCGCTTCCGAAAGGTCTACTGCTGAAAACTCTGTCATTGTGCTTCCCCCTCCACGACCGGCTTACCGTCGAAGTACGCTTGTCCATCAACAAAAAGAACGTCGATGATGTTCATGAAGTGCTGGTTATTCTTGTCGGCCTCCTTGATGACGAAGTAGCACTCCAGGCCCACACTTTCCTTGAGCACATCCCAATATTTTGTGTCGAAGCATGAGGCGAAGTTGAGGCCGTTGTGGGTGCCGAGGAACGTCACCATCAGATACCCCTTACGAGCCTTCTGATCTTCAGTGGCTTCCTGTGCTGCAATTTCCTTGACGCCCTTGATAACTGTGGTCAGGCCGTTTGGTGGGATGAATGTGCATTGGCCTGCCTGGGGCCGTGCTTGCTCCTGCGGGGCTGCTGCGCGTTGGTTGGCCTGTTGGCTTGACTGCTGCGTGCTGGCGGTTTGGTGCAACGTTGCACCTTGGCGAGTCTGCCGGGAGGGCAAGTCGGCTTCCTTCTCTGTCGAGTCGATCATCTCTTCCGAGTCGGCTATACCTACGATGGCCTTGTATCCGTACTTCTGGCCATAGGTCTGAGAGCCGCCGATGGTCTGCTGGTTGAAGACTGGAGTTCCACCCTTGCCAAGTGCCAACTCTCCCGGCAATTCAATTTCGTTTTGCATCCACTCGCCCGAATCCCAATGAACGAGCCTGGTGTAAACCGTGACCGTCTTTCTGTCCAGATCGACCACCGGGAACTGAGACACGGTGAGATGGTGCTTGGTGAGTGACGGACGAACGGCGGCGACGATTTCCACGAGTGGAGTGTACTTGTAGCCGACAAATTCGTTCTTCACGTTCTTCTCGGCTGGCAAAAATTCCACCTGCGCTTCGCCGAGTGACTTGTTGAGATTCTTCAACGCATAGTCGGATGCGATTGTTCCTTCCGCAAGCGTCACATAGCCGAGCGATTGAACAGCTATCGGCGTACCTGCAACGGATTCTTCTTCATTCATGGCCTGACCAGCCTCGCGAACTCCAGCTTGAGACCCGCAACAACTTTGTTGTCTACGATGGACAAGTCACACACATCATGCTTGTGCAGAACATGCTTAATAGTGATCTCGCCGAATGTCTGCGTCAGGTAGACAATTTCGCTGTTTCCCTGCAAGAGATCGAGTTTCGCGGAGGAATCGGCCAGCATGATGTCCCTGGCCTGCTCTGCCGTTTCTCCATAAGTGGTGATTTGGGAGTCCTGTTGGAGCGTGGGATGTTCATCGCACCAATCGGCGTACGCCCGTAATGATTCTGCAAATGTCATGGTCACTTCTCCTCTCTGGATGTCTTCCGTTCAGTGTCCCATTTGGGTGACTTGCAATGAGGGCATTGCCGAGGCTTTGCCGGTGTCCTGGTCTGCCAGTCGTACCCGCAGCGCTTGCACTTCAATCTTGATACCGTAAGCGTCTTACTTCTCATGTAGCTCTCCTCCAACACAACGATAATAGCATGATAATAGTATTAGTTATCAATGGGTATTTGCATTATCTTGTGGAAATCTGTGAATTTTCGTTTTCCTTTCTGTTGGATACATCTCCCCCTAGTGGGGCTGTTGGGTTTCGTTCTTTTTCTTAAGAGCAACGTACATTTCCCACGCCCATGGCTTATCTTGCAGGTCGCGGGGAACAAGTCTCCGGGCAGCTTCATCCCACGCCATTGGATCGGTCACGTGATAGCCGCTCAACAGCACATAGTGTACGAGCGCAGGAGGATCATCTTTAGTTCTGGGGCGACGCACATCTACGTTGGGTTTCGTTCTGTAAATGTACGCATCCGGAAATTGGCTGAGAACTAAGCTCTTAGCATCCATAATTTTCCATCCTCGGCGTTTTTGCTTTTCACCAGCGCACCCGTCGCATTGCGCTCATGGGGTTCAGATCCCTAATCAGGCAAACCTTCGGCTTTGGTGCTGCTGGAGTTAGCTTGCTATGCGTGGAGTTTTCCGGCCCCGTCATGTGCCGGAAACTTGTCCCGTCACACTGATCCAAAAGCACGTTGACCCCGTGCCGTCTCTGGTTTTCCATGAGAGGCGAGTATTCCCGCCCGGATATGCGCCCAAAGCCGTCCGTATACCGATTGGCACGTCATGGGGGGATTAGACCCATATCCGACCGGCCAGCATACGCTTAGAAAAAGGCATTCGCAAGAAACTGCCCAGGCGCAGGAAAGCGGAAGCCTTGACGTGGTGCAACGAATTGTCGTGGTTTTTTGCATTCTAGCAACGCGGACAGTTGCAAATGTATCACAGGTGCGGTAATCTGTAAATGCATTCGCGGCGTGGACTCCTCGTATGCGTTTTTCCTTTCGGTAAAGCAGAGTGGCCCTTTCCTCCCGGATTGGGCCTTTCTGTTTTGGTGTCATTTTTCGGGAACGGTCATCCGAAGAGCTGCTGCTTTTGCCAATTCAAACATGGCAGCACGGTCGAGGCTGGCGTCAGATCCATCATCGGGAAATTCTCCGACGTTGCTCTTGAGGATGGGATAATTCTCCCACTCTTTCAGCGATTTGAATAAGCATCCCATTCGTACCGAGCGCGACCCGTCTTCATAAAGCACAGCCCATACTTCGTAGGGATAAATACAAGAAGAGAATGAGCGTAGCGAATGGATTTTCTTACCGCTCAGGTCGGCACCGCTCAGGTAGGCACCGCGCAGGTAGGCACAGCGCAGGTCGGCACCGCGCAGGTAGGCACCGCGCAGGTCGGCACCGCTCAGGTAGGCACCGCGCAGGTAGGCACCGCTCAGGTCGGAATCGCGCAGGTAGGCACCGCTCAGGTTGGCACCGCTCAGGTCGGAATCGCGCAGGTAGGCACCGCGCAGGTAGGCACCGCGCAGGTTGGCACCGCTCAGGTCGGCACCGCTCAGGTAGGCACCGCTCAGGTAGGCACTGCGCAGGTCGGCACCGCGCAGGTAGGCACCGCTCAGGTCGGCACCGCGCAGGTAGGCACAGCGCAGGTCGGTTTTAGCGTTGATGGCCTCTATCAACGCGTCTTTTATGGTGAGTGCGGATGAGACAAAGATTGCTGCGTCGTAAATGTTCTTAATTTCCATAGGTTTTCTACCTTTCCTCTTTTCTTAGTTGACAAGGTTACCGGACAAGCGCGGCGAGTGCGGCCAGCTACTCTGCTTTCGGGTTGATGATGCGTTCCACGTCTGCCTGGTTGATGCGCCAAAATTTCTGGCCCAGTCGATGCGCCATGAGATGGTCAGTGAGAATCCAGCGTCGGATGGTCGAGGGGGCAAGACGAGTAATAGTGGCGACCTCCTTGATGCTGTACACATCTTTTACTGGGATACCGTTTTTCATAGTTTTCCTTCGGCTTGGGCGAGTGCTGCACGCGCAATTGCGATCTCTGCGTCAGAGTACCCCTTCGACCAGAACTCCATTTCGGTTACAGCTCGATGCAGCGCCTCGTACATTGCAGGTGCGGCAGCGTAGAGTCGAGCATTGCCTTGCGCTTCATGGACAGGCGCACTTCCTTGATTCTTTACGACTGCCAATAGCCGCGGCTTTCTCCCCTCCTTGACTATTTTGTAGCCATCTTCGTCGGGAAAGATGCTATCGAGCGCGTGGGGTCCAGGAGTAAATCTCGGCATAGTTTTCCTTTCGTAGCCGGAGCCGCCGGTACGGGTTGGGGCCAGCTTCGCCGCATTGGTGAGTGCGACCTTGGCAATGCGTATCGGGCAGTCGTTCCTTATACAATTACAGCCCTGCGGTCCAACACCAAAGTATTCAACCATTCCCTCCAGCGCATTCACCAGCTCCTCGGCCACCTTGAGAAGCGCAGCGTAGTCGGTGTCAGTGACCCAATCGCCCTCAGAACATCCCTCCATGCGCGAGAATGTTCCGAACAGTTCGTACCGCTTCACATCAGCCATTCTGCCCTCCTTGGCGTGGCTACTGCACTTTGTCCAATCTTACTTTTGGCCGCGCTGTCCAGAAGATCGGCGGCGAAGCTCATGGTTTCCTCATTTCTGCCTCGTCCTTGGCTTCAACTACGCCTATAGGCACGGCGTTATCAATCACGAAATGGAGAATGCGCCCATACTCTTCAATTTCTTGAGGTGTATAGCCGTTGCACTTGCCAATACGTACATAGCGTCGCAGCCAGTCTTTGTGTGAGAGCACTTGACAACCTACTGCGATCATGCCTTTTGAATGCTGCGTGACTAGATGGCGTGTTCCCTGTATAGCAAGAGGGGATTTTTCGATTCTAGCCCAGTTGCCGATGCTGGCCCAGTTGCTGATTCTGGCCCAGTTGCCGATGCTGGCCCAGTTGCCGATTCTAGCCCTGTTGCCGATGCTGGCCCAGTTGCCGATTCTAGCCCAGTCGCCGATACTGGCCCAGTTGCCGATTCTAGCCCAGTCGCCGATACTGGCCTCGTTGCCGATACTGGCCCAGTCGCCGATGCTAGCCTCGTTGCCGATTCTAGCCCAGTCGCCGATACTGGCCTCGTTGCCGATGCTGGCCTCGTTGCCGATTCTAGCCCTGTCGCCATCAGGTAATACTCGCCAACCATCCCCATCAACCGGAATGGCAAATAACTCTTCGTTACTGAGAATCTTTCCATTACGCAGAATGATGCTCACAGTTCCCTCGTTTCTGCCGCGTACACCTTCTCGATCACCGTTTTGGCCTCATCAGGCGTTTTTGCTGCCTCCTTCGCTAACCGCCAGCGCAGGCCGTCAGCCATCAAGTCTGCTGTGTCCTTATCCCACTGCCAGTACAAGCCTTCCCCATCGCGCACAATGCGCCAGCCGCCCATCCAGGGCTCAATCGTTACGTGATCCTGCGCTGTCGGCTGCGGCGTGAGACGGGCGCGAATCTTGTTGGCAATGGATAGTGCATTGACGTCATCCCAGCCATAATTGTTAGACAGATAGGCAGCAATCGCCTTCTCCCACTCCGCGTCCCGATCTTCTATGAGTGTGGTCATGGCTGAACCTCCGGTGCTATCTCCCAGTCTTCGGACAATAGGGATTCAATGGTTAGCGGCACACATTCTTGAACATCCTGTGGGCGCTCTGTTCCATTAACAAATACAACCAGCAACCCGCTAGGTGAAAGACCTTCGTTACGAGTTTTTCCTACGGATATGTTTTTATGGTTGTGTGGTTGCCGCACTCGCTTGCCTTCCTGAATCCACTTCGCCGCCTGCTTAATGTCCGCCATCACTGCGCCTCCCTTGCCGCGCTGAGGTAGCCCACGGCTATGGCGCACAGATGCTCTGCGGTGCTGTTGGGGCCTACCACCTGTGTCTGCTCATATGCGCGTCGGGCGGCCGCGTTGGCGAGGCGCATCAGAATCGAACGATCCACGGTTACGGTCATACGATTTTCCATTAGTCGCCGTCCCATCTGCTGCGCATCAGCTCGTCTGCCTCTTCTGCGGTGAGGTGGCAGTGGTACTTCTGCGCCAGCGCTTCTAGTTCCGCGCGATTGCGAAAGTACTCACGATTTAAGCGGTCGTTATGCGCTTTAGCCATCCACAGGGCCCAGCCAAGAATGTAGATTCCTAAGATTGCTACGACTGCGATGATTTCCCAGAGCATGAGATGATTTCCTTTCAGGTGCAAAGCTTTGCACCATTTTCTGACGAGCCGTTAAAATCGATTACCTGAACAAGTGTTCAAGGTCTGCGTTGCTGCATGTTTTCCTCGCTGACCGTTTGCGAATAGTGTAACCAGCGCGGTGCAAATCGGACTTTAGGGCGTTAAGCTGAGAGGAAAATACCTTGGCGGTTCCGTCTGTCATCGCCATCACTTCGCCCATTGCTTTCTCGCCAGCGGGGCTCTCGGGCAGGATCAACGCGAACATTCCGTCAATCCGATAGCTAAAATCTGACGTCATGGCTTACTCCTATCAACAACTACAACTGGGGTCGTTTGCGGTAAGGACCGCGCGATGGAGGTTATGCAATCAGGTCAGAGATGGGATTGATACCAGCTACGATCCGCTGCCAGCGGGGATCGGCATCGTACTGCTTGGTGACATCGCTGATGCTAAGCACAGAGGCGACGACGGAAAGGTTTGGTCCGTCAAAGGCCGCGTCGGTAACAGACAAGACGTAATCAAAGCGGGGCGATTGATAAATAACAAAGATGCGATGGCTGTTGGTCACCGTATCCCCGGATTTGGCCACGTAGTCAGCGAGGGCGGCTTGCTTCCAGCCTTCGATGGCAAGGGCCAGTTCGGGGGTGATCCAGCGTGTTTTGCCGTCAACCGTGATGGGCAAAGTGTGTTTCTTTTCGGCGTCGTACTTTGCGTATGTCTTGATCATTGTGTTTTCCCCCTCTTCTGATCTGTGATAAGAGTACAGCATCAAAAGAGCGAATGCAAGGGAAAACGTACGAAAAGAGTGAATAATAGCGTGTGGTGTGATGGCCAGCACAATCTTTCTCCTAATATTCGCCATAAATCAATGGAAAAAGACGAATTGCGCTAGAATACTGGCAGCAGGAGATATAGGTATGCCAGCAGCGATTCAATGGACGCCGGAATTGGAAAATGCTGTCATTGACGGCATAGAATCTGGCGATTCATTGCGGCAAGTTGCTGAAAAGAATGGGTTTTGTGCTGCTTCTATATTGAACCATAAAGACGATAGTGAAGAGTTTGGTAAACGCTACGCGCGCGCGTTACAAATAAGGGCAGATACTGATTTTGAAGGACTTACGGACGCAATCAACGCAGAACCAGAGCGCGGAAAGTATGGGATTGATCCTGGATGGGCGAATTGGCAGCGCACTCGCGTAGATACAATGAAATGGATCGTTGCCAAGCGCAATCCTAAGGTTTATGGCGACAAGACGGCCATCACTGGCGATGGTGGCGGGCCCGTGCAGATAATCACGAGCATCCCCAGGCCGCCTAAATAGTGTGTGCAACGTACACAGAGCGTGTACAATGTACACATGGGCGATAGCGTGGCAAAGGTTTGGCAGTGTGATGTGTGCGGGTATCAATGGCTCAAGTTTGCGGACCGCCTAAAGCCAACTCACTGCCGCAGCCGCGAGTGTCGCTCTCGTAAGTGGGATAGTGGGTCTGTAGCTCAAAGGACAGAGCAAGCGCATTCTAAGCGCGAGGTTACAGGTTCGAGTCCTGCTAGGCCCACCAGATGCACCCAACCTGATCATACAGGATTTCAGCGTGCCGACGGCTACTGGTGCACAGCTTGTCGTAAGATGTACTGAGAGGTGATCTATGCCAGCCTACAACACCGTCGCCGGTCCACGAGTCGCTCTTTATCCTTGGACATCTATTTCAGTGGTGGACAATGCCGCCGCTGATAGCGGTATTCTGACGACTAAACAGCTTGCTATTGGCCCGGACTCGTCCGGCTCAGACCAGCTGACGGTCACAAATACCACTGATCAACTCGCAACTGTCCAATCAGCGGCAACAGACACAGCAAGCCAATACGAGCCCTATAGCCCGGGACTCTATCAGGATGTGGCGGTCACGATTCCGAGTGGTACTTCGGTCAGTTTCCCATTTAATGCAAGGTGGATACGGTTTGTATTCGCCACGGCTCCCACGGTTGGCAGTCTGATTGTCACGAGATAACGATGCAGACCGGCGCTGACCGCTTCGTCATCGACACGCGCAAGATATACGATCCCTACCCTTTCCAGTGCCGGTTCCATGCTTCGGCAGCACCATACGGGTTCATGGGCGGCGCGGCTGGACCCGGGAAGACGATGGGGATGCTGATGGAGCAGTTCCAGGCCTGCAATGAATTCAGCAATGAGGATGGTCCCAAAGTCCACACGATTCTGTTCCGGCGCACATTCCCCATGCTTGAGTCAACGGTCATTACCAGGTTCCGCGAGTCTTTCCCCAAAGAGCTTTACCGGCAGTACAACGAGGGAAAAAATCAGGTCACTTGGCTCAACGGCGCCACTACAAAGTTCGGGTCGATGCAGTACGAGCACGACGTGTGGGGCTGGCAAGGCCAGTGGTTTCACATGGGTTACGATGAACTTTGTGAGTTCACGTTCAAACAATGGTCAAGTGTTGCTGCATGGAATCGTTGTCCGGTAAGCGATAAGCCTCGCAAGTATGGAGCAGGAAATCCTATCGGCATTGGCGCGATGTGGGTAGAGGATTTGTTCGTCAAGGGGATTCCTTGTATGGGGATGGACGAGAGCCAAAAGGCGGCGTTTGATCCATCTGATTACGACTACTTTCCGGCAACGTACCTCGACAACCCCATCTTCGCCAACGATCCGACATTCCTCAAGAATCTTGAGGCGTACCCTGCAGACGTGCGCGATGCGCTCAAGTTCGGCCTGTGGGGAGCGGCCGGCGGATACTTCAGAGGAGTTTGGGACGAGAACATCCATGTTTTCACGGATGGCAGTGTGCGGTTCCCGGACTGGTATCGCCGCTGGATTTCAGGCAACTGGGGCTATGAGCACCCAGCCAGCTATTACAAGCATTGTATGGGTCCGAACGGGGAAGTCTACACATACGATGAGCTTTATACGCAGCATGAGCAGCCTGAAGATCTGGCGGAGCACATTGCAGAGTGGGCGGTCGAAGAGAACGAGCACGGCAAGATGGAGATTCCTCAATTCATCAACTTCACACATTCTTTCGATGCGGAATACAGTAAGGCAACAGCGACGATGGGCGCGGACATGCGGTCCGTGAATCAGCGTATGACACCGGTTCTCCGGCGCGAGGGCATCCCAATACCGCTGCCGAGCACCAGGGACAAGCTGGGGCGCGATACGCTGATGAGGGAGCTGCTTGCCAAGCGGATCAGGTACGGAGAGGATGCAAGTGGGCACCCGTTGGAATATCCAGGCTGGATGGTAAGCGACAAGTGCAAGCAGTTGCGCCGGGTCATTCCGCTGGTGAAGTCAGACCCGGTGAAGGTGGAGCAGATTGAAGGTTCGAGCGACGGCTCAGACTCTCCGCTTCAAGGTTCTGGATATGGATTGTATGCAATTTTTGGGCGTCCGGCATCTAAACCGTTGCAAGTGAGGCAACAGGAGTATTATCAGAGCTTGAGTCCCAAAGCGGACATGACGGCAAAGAGTGTGCTTATGGCAAAATGGAAGCAGGACAACAACCCGAGGAAGGGGTCGGCATGGGCAGCGCGGCAGTGACCTTCGTTCTTTTGGTGGTGGTTGCGATTCTGGCGATTGGCTGGAGCGCGTCTATAATAGAAGCCAAGTCCGCAAGAGAGCACATCTCAACAAAGGTTAAGTATTGGCAGGATTTAGCAGAACGCGGGAATACCAGAACCACCCAGCTTGAGGCCGAAATTCAGCGCCTCCGCAAGATTCCTTTGACACCGCCGCCGGAAAAGGCAGACAATTCAACCATCAAGGCTAAGTCTTCAGCGGATGTGCGCCGATTGACAGAAGCGGCGTTTGGGTTGCAACCTGAGATTGGAGAACAGAATGACATCGAGTGAATTCGCAAAACTCTTGCAGAATGAGTTGATTCTGCCCCGTGACCCGCATCTTGCGGATCGGTTCGCTGCTTTGTTGGACGAGAACTACGCGCCTGTTGCTCCACAAGAGCCTACCGCTGCTGATGGCGTCAACGTCGTTTTGCAGGAGCCGAGTGTTGCGGACCCTGCTCCGGTGGAATCTTTGCCGGAATCGACCGAAAGTGAGGCCAGTTAATGGCGCGAGATGGTTTTGACGGCCTCGGCAAGATGCGCGGCGGGGAGCGGAATAGCTCTTACATCCCCAAGCCGCATGGAGAAACCACAGAGAAAGCTCCCGAAGGCAAGAAGGCCGATTCGATGGAGGGCGGAGACGCTGGCGAACAGGTTCACAGCATCCACGATCACGGCGATGGGACTTTCCACACAGAGCATCCCGACGGAACCCGCGAAGAGCATCCAGACCATCTGCACATGCTTGCCCATCTTGGCCACAAGGTAACGGACGGCGACAAGCACCACATCTTCCATCATGACGGCATCTCAGCCCATTCCCACTCGATTGACGAGGCGGGGAATCACGAGGATCATGGCGAACACAACACCGCCGATGAAGCCAAAGGCGCATTGGATAAGTTCTTTGGCGAAGAGGCACAGGAGCCGCAACACGCGCACGGCGAAGAAGAGAACGAGGAAGGCCCATCACTGGGCGGAATGTAACCGGGCAGAACGCCCAAGGAGAATGACGTGAAAAAGACACTCTTGATTATCGGCGCGTTGCTTCTGGCTTCACTGCCCGTTTCAGCGCAGTATTATGGCCAATACGCCAGCGACATCAATGTCAACAGCTTCGCCTATGGAGTTACACCCAATGGCGGACCGGCGCTTATTGTTGGTGCGGGCGGCGGAACTTCGGGAAGCTACTCAATCACGCTGGATTATGGAAAGACCTCTAGTGGCGTGGGCGCGTATCCTCTTTATCCGTTTTCAGGGACTACCTATCCTCCGTTTGCCATCGGCTCCGGCGCTACCTACGAGGTTGTCACTCCAAGTTCGGCATCATGCACAACCGGCCAGGCGAACAGCTACCAGCAATGCGTATTGACGGCGACTTTCACTTATGCGCATGGTGCTGGAGATGTGGTGAGGGCATCGGATGGTGGAGTATTTGAGGCGACTCAATACTTTACGAGCATGGGCGTCCAGCGGCAGGTCGTGACTCTTACCAATGCCCAGGTTCTCGCCCTGTATGCAACTCCGGTTCAATTGCTTCCCGCTCCCGGCACCGGCCTGTTTTATGACGTGCTGAAGGCGACTCTCGTTGACGAGAATACCGGCACAGCCTATGCGAGTGGAGGCGTTCTGACTGTCGGATATGGTACAACGGCAGCCACAAATGCTCTTGCATCGACAGTTGCAGCGGCTTTCCTCACGTCGGGAACCACTATGCAGGAGATCAATGAAAGCGGCGTATTGAATGCGGTCCTTACTGCGGCTAACGTGCTCAATCAGCCCATCTACATCACCAATGCAACCGGAGCCTTCACTACAGGAACCGGAACTTTGAAGGTGATCCTGGAGTATTCTGTTTCGGTGCAGTAAGGCGGTGAGCGATGCCGTCCGTATCGAAGGCGCAAACACGTCTCTCCTCTGGACCGCTACCCATTACGGTCCCAGAGGGAACCTTTCATCATAATGCGCATAACCTCACTGGAATGCGATTCGGAAAACTTGAGGTTGTGTGTGAGTATGGAAGAAACTCGAAGAGGCAACTTTCTTGGTTGTGTTTATGCGATTGTGGAAACAGTGTGGTTCGGGTAGCTAGTAGTCTTGAGTCTGGAAGAACCACAAGTTGCGGCTGCAATAAACATGCTCCAGAAGTA